GTTTCCCAGTCACGATCCACCACGAACAACAAATGCACGAGGAGAACTGCTTCATCACACTAACCTACGACAAGGAAAATTTACCGCACGACGGAAGTTTGAACAAAACCCATTTTCAAAAATTTATGAAGCGACTTAGGAAGCACTTCAATGAAAAAAAAATCCGCTACTTTCATTGTGGGGAATATGGAGAAAAAAACTATCGTCCGCATTATCATGCTTGCATTTTTGGCGTGGATTTTCACGACAGGATTCCTTACAGCGTATCTAATAACATCGTGGTATTTGAGTCTGAGCTACTAGCACAAATATGGGGCAACGGATTCTGCACCGTCGGGGAACTAAACTATCAAAGCGCCGCGTACACCGCGCGATACGTACTCAAAAAAGTTAACGGCTCAATGGCCGACCAACACTACGAAAGGTGCGACGTACACACCGGCGAAATCTTCAAAGTTGAACCCGAATACATAACAATGAGCCTAGGCCGAGAAAAAGGAGAGGGAATTGGCGGACCATTCTACAAAAAATACGAAACAGACTTCTTCCCAAGCGACGAATGCCCCGTACCGGGGCGTGGAGTCTATAAAAGAATACCTCGGTATTATGAACGTCTATATGAGGAAACCAATCCGGACGCCTACCGAAAGATTAAACGAGCTAGAGAACTATACAGAGAAAATAACAAGGAGGAATATGAACGAGAAAGGCTAGAAGCAAAACTACACGTAAAAAAACGACAACTAAAGGAACTCACCAGGAGCCTCTAATGAGATCACAAAACAGACGACGCAAATGGCTATGCCTACAATGCAAGCGCGTCTATACAAGAAAAGGACGACCACAACAAAGCGCATGCTGCGCAGCGAGAGTCGTCAGATACCAAAAAAAAAGGAAACAAAATGAAACTTAACGCTTACACAATCTATGACGTAGCATCAGGAATATACCTCCGACCATTCTTCTCACAAGCAGACGGACAAGCAATGCGGGGCTTCAAAGACATATCAACAGACGCTGATCACGACGTAGGAAAGCACCCGGAGGACTACACACTATATCGAATCGGATCATTCAACGAAAGAACCGGCAAACTGGAGGGAGAGGAACTGGAAAAACTAACGACAGGACTGGAGTGCGTTCACGCAGCACAAAAAGTCGACCGACAACAATTGGACTTACTAGACGAGGAAATCGAAAATGCTAACTAAAGCACGCAGACAAAAAAGCGTAATGAAGCACGACTTCGCAAGGACGCCACGAATGGACTTGCCGAGATCAAGCTTCGACCTATCACACGGAATAAAAACCACGTTCGACGCCGACCTATTAATACCGATCGGGGTATGGGACGTAATCCCCGGAGACAGTTGGAACGTAAAAACAACGAATCTGGTAAGACTCGCGACACCATTACACCCGTTAATGGACAACATCTACATCGACACGTTCTACTTCTTCGTACCGTACAGGATACTCTGGGAAAACTTCGAAAAATTCATGGGAGCACAAACTGATCCCGGCGACAGCATCGACTACACAATACCCGTAGTCACAAGAACAACCGCAGTCGGAACAAGCGTCGGGCAACTATGGGACTACTTCGGACTACCAATAGGAGCAATACCGGACGACCTGCCCGTAAGCGCATTACCATGGCGCGCAATGACAATGATATGGAACGACTGGTTCAGGGACGAAAACCTACAAGACTCAAAAAACCTGCCATTAGGAGACGGCAGCGGACAACTAACAACAAGCGAAAGCCCAAGCACAGGACAACTCTACGCAAACTGCTACAGACGCTGCAAAAAACATGACTACTACACGAGCGCCCTACCATGGCCGCAAAAAGGAGAATCCGTCGACTTACCGCTAGGAACAACCGCACCGCTACAAGCACTAGTAGCAGCAGGCTCGACAGAAATAGAAGTCTACAGGGATGACGGACCGACGGCGAACGAAACAGTCAGATTCGGAGCGGGCGCAGCATTCGCAACCATCGCAGGAAACGCGACCGGCACACCAAACTTGGTCGCCAACCTCACAGAAGCAAGTGCCGCAACAATCAACGAACTGAGGCTAGCATTCGCAACACAAAGACTACTCGAAACAGACGCAAGATCAGGCACAAGATACGTGGAAACACTCAAAGCACATTGGGGCGTGTCATTTCCAGACTACACCGCACAGAGACCCGTATACCTCGGCGGCGGATCACAACCAATGGGAATAACGCCAGTACCACAAACCACGTATGAAGGAACGCCAACAGCCGAAAACACAAAAGGAGCACTAGCCGGATTCGGAGAAAGCGTAGGCCAAGCAGGCTTCACGAAATCATTCGTCGAGCATGGAGTGATCATGGCACTACTAAACGCACGAGGCGATATAACCTATAGCCAAGGCGTAGACAGATACTGGAGCAAATCGACAAGATTCGACTTCATGTATCCGGTCTTAACCGGCATCGGAGAACAAGCAATTCTCAACAAAGAAATATGGGTAACAGGAACGGGAACGCCAGCAACGGACGACCTCGCATGGGGCTACACCGGACGCTACAACGAATACCGATTCCAAAACTCAAAACTAACAGGCCTAATGAGACCCGACGCAGCCAACACGCTAGCAAGCTGGAACTTGAGCGAGGACTTCGCAACACTACCGGCACTCGGAAACGACTTCATAGAAGCCAACACAAGAGACCCACTCGACCGGGCGATAGCAGTACCGACAGAACCACAATTCATAGCCGACATATTCCACGAGATAAAAGCAGCACGACCGCTACCACTCTACGGCGTACCCGGCGGCAGCCAACACTTCTAAGGAGACACGATGCCAATAGGAATAGGAGGCGCGGCGCTCATAGGAGCAGGAGCCGACATAATCGGCGGCCTACTCGGCAAAAAGGGACAGTCAAGCGCGAATCAAGCGAACTTACAAATCGCAAGAGAAAACCGCGAATGGCAGGAACGAATGAGCAGCACCGCGTACCAACGCGCAGCGAAAGACTTAGACGCGGCGGGACTAAACCGAATCCTAGCGATAGGGTCACCCTCATCAACACCAGCAGGAAATGTAGCAACGATGGAAAACGTCGAAAAACCGCTACAAGAGGGAATCCATAAAGGAGTCGGAACAGCGCTACAAGCATCGCTGATGAGACAGCAAATAAAGAACATGGAGGAACAACGAAAACTAACAGAGGCACAACGCAAAGTAATAGCGCCAGCAACTGAGGCAGGAGAGACTATTGGCTCAGCAATAGACGCCGGAAAAAACCGGCTGAGTCCAGACAGAATAGACTACCGAAACCTCGGCAGCGAACTAATGGACGACATAAAAAAAGGCGCATCAAGTGCTAAGCAAAAAATAACGGAAATAGCAGAAAGCGTAAACATAAACCCATTCAAAGCAAGACGGGAACTAATAGCGGTAGTCAAGCAGATGGACCTACCGCCAATGACAGAACCTGAAATGTACAAATGGGCATTACAAAACCCTGAGAAGATAAAAGCGTTTCTGGAACGCAAACGCCAAAGAGGAATGAACTAATGAGTTACATAGAAAAGAGAACCAAAACATACGAGGACGGACGAACGAAAATCTCGTTTCAAGACGAGACAGACGTAAATAAAATCATCGAACGACACGCAAGATTAGGGACGTTAAGCCACCTCGAAAACTACGGCGGCCAATACGGAGACCTCGCCGGGTTCGACTTCCAAGAAGCGCAAAACCAAATAGCGAAAGCGAACTCAATGTTCGAACAGCTACCGGGCGAAATAAGGCGGGAATTCAATCACGACGCACAGCAATTCTTTGAATTCGTGAACGATCCCGCAAACGCAGACGACTTAGCATCAAAATTACCGGCATTAGCCAAACCGGGATACCAGCTACCAAACGTCAGACCAACTGGCAACAATCCGCCGGCAGATCCACCAGTGGATACGCCTACGCCGGCGCCAGAACCCACACCGACGCCAGAACCAGCGCCGGAAGGATAGGGTCACTACCTGGGCGCGTCCTGCGCCCAGGTTCCCTTCGGGACCGCTCCCGCTCGTGCTCCTGCACTCGCAAAAACCCCGCTACGAACGCGGGGACGGGACACCATAGCCAAAATAGGCTATAAGGTGTCACCTACCCAGTAGACATCAAGTGAGGCTACTGGGCAGCACGAAAAAAACGCGCTAGAATACAGACTCCAACAACAAAGGAGTCAAAAAATGAAACTTACCAAAGAGCAAGAAAACGGCCTACGTACAGAACTCAACCGTCAGCAACAACTACTCGACCGAACGCAGAAGCGTGTCGACGAGATCAAAGCAACAATCGTAGGCATACGAACCTTACTAGGAGACCAATAATGATCGTGACTGGGAAAC